GTACATACCCACATCAACTGTAGTTTTTAACTTTACACTACCACCTCATGAATAATGGAGGGAGTGATAGTGCTCAAGGATGTACTCCCTGTAAGGATTACCCCTCCTAAATTAGGTAACTGGCAATCTTAATTTCTCTCTATCTAAATTAGCTACGGATAACTCTCCGTTTAAAGCCATCAACTTCAGCAAAGACGAACGACTTATTCCATATCGTTCTGCTTTAGCGTCTATAAATTTTAAATCACGCTTATTAATCTTAATGTTAATTTGTTCTGTTGCTTCGTTCATAACTTTTCTCAATCAAATAAGATGTATTATATACCAGTATAGAGAATGTATTTAAAGTTTACACACACCATCTTCGCAATCATCGTCTGCTGGTGCTGATACAATGTACTCGTTTTTATTTAATTTAGGTCTTGGTGTTTTAGATGATTTAGTTAGTAGGTTTCCGTGTTGGTATTGTTCAATCAGATTATCATAGCTTCGTATCTCACATCTTTTATAGTATATTTGATAAGCCTCTTCAAACTTAAGACTTAATACTTTTGCTCTGTGTGCATAATCTGTAGCCAATGCGTCACATAATTCTAACCTCGTCATTTTGTTCTATCTCCTTTTGTTTGTACAAGATGTAACCCTTATTACTATATATCTTTCTAGCAAATATCTCTACTACTTGTCTGTCATCTATAAAAAAAACACCATTCAAAGAATCTAATATCGCTTTGATGTAGTTATCAATGTCTGAATTGTTACTACAGTAGGTGTTGTTTAACTCTTGTTTCTTTTTCTTTGACCATGATTCTGGTATCTTAATCATAAAGTCTATTTCAACACGGACTAGCTTTTCAGAGAGAGTCGTATCTAACTCACTGATTAGTGCTTCCATGTCTTGTTTGAACTTAGTGTACTTCTTTGGATAATAAGTAGACCACCTGCTGACTCTTGGTCTACTTGCTGGTACAGGGTTTATTTCAAATCTCTGAGTACAAATCATACCTTAAAGATTCTAGTTTATCTATAGCAATAGACAATATAAATCTTATTTCCATATCTCTGGGTTCGTCTTGCTCTCGTGCTACTTCTAAAGCGTCTTGGATGTTCGTTCTTATTTCGTTTATAGACTCTTCATGTCGTTGTATACTCATTGTAAACTGCTATTTTATAATCTTGATTATGTGGTAACTTGATACCCCATTCACCAGAAAACATTTCTATCTCACAAATGTAATCTATGAATTCATCGATACTTAACTTTCTTGTTGAGGGTATTTGGGAAATCTTCTTACCCTTCTTAGTTGTAAATTCGATCTTGGGTAGGAATTTGTCTGCTAACACTAAGTGCATTTCATCTTTTGAGTAACCTACTTCCTTAGATAAGATATCAACCCAGTAGAAATACAGTCTATTCTGAGCGTCTGAACGCTTAGACTTCTGTATCGTAACAACTGCTTCGTTACTCATTGGGTTTTCAAGGAAGTAATCTTGGACTAAACTTTTGAATATTGTTTCTTTAGGTTTATCTTTTTGTATAACTCTACTAATCATTATAGCATACTGTCAATCTGTAGTTGGATATATTGCATAGCTTTTCTTAGGTCTTGTATCTGACCCTCGCCCTCATGCTTATACTGATACCTCGCAAGATATTTAACGGCATTCCCAATACAGAAGTTCATGTCTTGAGAAATGATAAAGTCAATAGGCTCTATCTCGCCCTTAGTATAATGCGAGGGGTTAGTTATACTATTGTGTATCTTATCTTTAGCCACCGACCCAGCCAAGCAACAAGCCCACAATAACAATAGCTAAAAAAACCGTGAGGCTTTTATCAGCTAATACTTTTTCAATCATCTCTTTCATATCTTACTCCTAATATTAAAAAAGGGTATAGACTTCAAAGTTGTAAGCACTAAATGAAGTAAAAAAAAACTATACCCAGAAGTATTATAACTTAATAAGGTTATTACGCAAGAGTATTTTCTGTGTTTTAAATACTGCTCGTGCTACCTGTAGTTCAAGCCACTCTCTTTCTATAGGTGGGTCTAACTGTCGTCTGCCATCTATAATATCATGACAACTGGCACAAGCATACATGCCAAACAGGTCTGATACCTTAGTTCCCATGCCTCCACCGTTCATGTGGGCATAAACTACGGTTTCATTTTCGGGCATACAGCCCTCTAATCTTACTTGGCAAGGCATACCCCTTGCTGATGCTGTGATTTTACTCATCTTTTTTACTTAAATTAAGTTCAAATTGTGCTACTGATACATAAGTTCTACCAATCATGTCAAGCACATTTTGTGCATTCTCACGACCATACTCACCTACTGATTCATCATCAGCCATATCTTTTAATACGCCAGTAACTATTTTTAACACTTCACTATCTAACTTTTGATAACTCATATACTACTCCTTGTTATAAATATCTATTTCCATGTCTGAGAATTTAGAATACTCACCCTCAAACTTACACTTAACCCAACCAATTTGCCCCATTCTATTTTTGGCAACAATGATTTCAGCTAATCCTCTGTCATCTGATTCTTCCTTATTGTAGTATTCATCACGGTACACCATAATAATACAGTCTGCGTCTTGCTCAATTTCACCAGAAGAGCGTAGGTCACTCATAAGAGGGCGTTTGTTTTCCCTCTGCTCTACTCCTCTACTTAATTGTGATAGTAGAATTATAGGTATGTCTAGTTCTTTAGAAAGATATTTTAGTTCTCTAGTAATGTTACCTAGTTCTGATATCTCTCTTCCTTTATCGTACTTCATAATCTGTAAGTAGTCGATAACTATACAATCTAATCCTGTCTGACCATTAACTTGTCTAGCTTTAGATACTACATCACCTACTGTTATGTTACCTCTGTCTAATATAGTCATGTTTTTTTCATTAGCTTTGGCAAGTGCTTCATAAAATCTTGTGTTTTCTGACTCTGATAAATCGTTCCTGTCTACTTTGTTAAGATTAATTTCTGTTTGACAAGCTACCATCTTCATCATTAGTTGTACTTGTTGCATTTCTAATGAGTAGAACAGAACATTTTTAGTCTTACTAATGTTGTCTGCTATGTTAAGTGCTAGTGTACTCTTGCCCATGCTTGGTCTACCAGCAAGAACAGTTAATGTACCCCCTCTCATTCCCCCGAGAAGGCTATCGATAGATTGAAAGCCAGTTGATAAACCTGTTCCATTCTCGTGCATGTCTTGTATGTAGTCAACAGTTTTACTAATGACATTAACCATAGAGCCTTCTTCATCATTTGCTTTTAATACTTCTAGCTTGTGAATTTCTTCTACTGTAGTTTGATAATTGTCATAGTTGATATTCATTTTCCATACTGAAATATCATTTTCAATTCTTGTGTTACGAATATGATTAGCATAACTTACTATGTTTCCTACACCTACACATTCTTCCATCATAGTACAAAGAAATGGAAAGCCTGTCCAGTCACCACTATGATTACCTTGCATGTCTATCCAGTTTCGTAGATGTAGTGCGTCAATGTGTTCGCCCTCTTCTTTCATTTCTAATATGTAATCAAGTAAAGTACCTAAATTGCTAAGACCAAAGTCTTTTGGAGTCAATCCAGTTGACAGGACTTGTGGTAATACTGACTCATCAAGTAAGATACCACCTATAACTTGGCGTTGTGCGTCTATAGAATTTCTCATATCAAACCTCCCAACCTACGCCTTGTATCTGTCCAAATTCATCTGTGATATATTCCATATCATCTCTAAATTCTTCATCATAATCTTCTATTTTTGCATCATGGAAAAATTCAATTTCCCAATCATCTCTATTTATTCTTTTGCCATTTACATATAGTATCTTGTTCATGATTTCCTCCAGTCGTGTTGTTGTCCGTATGGGTTAACAACAGGCTTAACATCCTCTATCATTTCCCATCTGCGTTGGTTAATAAATGTTTGTAAGTGTGGTATAAATTTTTCTTCACATCCCCATTTGATATTCATCGCATGAAGTTTAGGTAGTACAGTCCTCCAATCTTTATGTTTCTTAAAGTTGTTAAACTCTGTTTCCAGTCCACGCTTCTTACCTTTGTAGTTAGTTCTAAATGTTTCAAAGGCTACTTCTTCATGGGGCTGATGTGCTTTAATGTTTTTTTCTGGTGTTATTTCTTCTGTGTGTCCACAACACGGGCATGTATATTCCATATCAGTAACTCCTGTTCGTTGTATGTGCCACATTAACCTTCTAAGTCTTTTGTTCATATTGATTTTAATGCTAGGTTCATCATCTCTCTAGCAGTATCCTCTTCAGTTTTAGTTAATATAGTTCTAGGTTTTGTTTTAATAGGTTTAGCAAAGATAACTTCTGGGTTCGAGGACTTGTTTAATCTACCTCTCATCATAGGTATTGAAGTATCTTTTCTTTTCCACTTGGCATTTAGTTTATTAGAGGCTTGTTGCACTGTCCATTTTGTGCCATCATCGAGAGTGTAAACTCGCAACGCTCTGCCTCTAGCGTTACGAGTTATAGCCTTCTTATCTACCACGGCAAATCGTCATCATCTGCATGTGTGTTTGCAGTTGGTGGTGTTTCTGTAACTGGCTGATTATCTTTTGCCTTAAAGCTAAAGGTTAGTTCGGGTGCTTTTGGATTGCCTCCCTTGTCTTTAGCCCATGCTGATATCCAATACTCAGTACCATCTACATTAGCAGTACCAGTAAGGTGAGGATGTCTATCACTTTCACGCTTTGGGTTCTTCCAAATGCTTCCTCTGTTTGTGTTGTCGTACTCTGGTGGCATATTTTCCTCCTATGCTTGGTTGATTAAATAACTATTATACACTAGAAAGTAGGGGAGTTAGTAGTAAGTTGTATACTTGCTCCATTAAATCCGATAGTATCTATCATGTCACATGAGCCTTGCTCATAATCAAAGACCATGATTCTATCTCGATTTATTTCTATCAATCTAAGTACATCTGAGAGTGGTATATTGTTTGCTAAATCAATAAAGCTATCTTCAATATCCTCTTCAATTTCTTTTTGGTTTCTGTTCTTTGCCATTACGCACTCCCTAAGTTATCTGCTACTGACTGTCTAAGTCTAAAGAAGTCTTTGTGTTGTGGATGTTCAACAATAAATAACCTAGAGTAAAAAGGTTTGTAGTCATTGTTGATTTTATAATCTTTATCAGTTGTTACAACTTTGGTTTCCCATCTGATACGATTGATAATCATCTCAGCCGATAGTTGTTGATGTCCTCTGTTCATTGCTTCAAAGGTAAACCTCTTAAACAATTCATAGACTTTGGGGTTAGCTTCGTGAAAGATTCTAAACTTCTGCTCACTAGCTGACACTCCTGTTGGATTAAACTCCATACCGAACTGTTGCTCGAATGCTGATTGTAGTTTTTTGTTTGGCATATCTATAATTAAACTTCCCATGTTATTCTCCAAATAGTTGTATGTGTTTGTCTTGTACTTGGGTGTGTCCGTTATCTTCTGCCCACTCCCAAATTTGCGTAGCCTTTTCTATGTCTTTGTTCTTGTGTGCTTCCACCAACTTGTCCATTGCCTTGTTAATCTCAAGGTTTCTTTTCTGTGTTGGTGTTGGTTTCTTACTAGCAGAGTTACCATCATCATCTTCGGTTGGTAATCCTAGCATACTTATAAGTGCATATCTCCGAGCGTAAGTTATACTCGCCCCCTGCACTTGGGGAGTGGGGTTTGGCATTAACAATCTAACTTCCGAATCAATGAATTGTTCGGGGTTATCTTGAAGAGATAATCTTGTGTAAAGTATATCTTGATTT